CCCGAGTGAGTGCCCAAGTGCGAACTCCATGATGTAACTGTCGAGAGTCTTGTGGAGGGTCTTCTGAGTCTCGCTCAGGATGAGCTTCACGAAGAGTGCATCGGGCGCGCGAACTGCTCCGAGAGGACCGAGAAAGTACCCGCAGAAAAGAGGACGATCAACGATTTCGATCTTGAATCGGAGCTCCAAATTGTCTTTGAAGCCCTCCCAGCTCGCACGAATTGGGGGTATGGGGTTGATGCAGGAATCATCCCCAGAAACTAAGACAGTCTCCGTGGTGATATTGAACAGCAGGGCGAGAACCGCGAGGTTATAGTCCGTGTTGGCGTCATAGGTTCCGGGTTCGCCGGTGAGGCGCATACAAGTGAGCGGTCCGAGGGGTGTATTGATGTGTGTCTTGATGTATACATGCAGATCAATCAGCTCCTGGGGGATTCCGAGTAGCTCCATCTTTAGGCGTTCAAAAACGACAGCCTCTCCAGTCTGCGATTGATCGAATGCTGTGTAATCATTGGCAACGGAGGGGGCTCCCCGGAAAGTCGCTTGCACGAAGCGGCAAAGTTCATCTGGGGTGTGTCCACCGTAGTAGAAGACATTTGGTCGGCGCGCTTGCTCGAAGAAGTGCCTTTGGTACTTCTTCACTGGACCCAACGAAAGGACGACGCTATCGTGCATCAGAGCGATCGTCTGACATGCCTTCCAATCGGTATTGAGTGAATTGCTGTTGATTTTGTGTTGCCGCTTGGTGAAGATATTTGCCTCGTTACAGGCCCAGTCCGCTGCGCTTCGGTAGGCATTCGCTACGATAGTGGCCCGTGTCTTCTTCTGGAGGATGGAGTGATCATTCAGGGAGATGCAATCCTTGAAGACTTCCTCCGAGAACTTGTGTTCCTCTAGACCAGGGTGCATGGACAGCCAAGCTTGGAAGAGCGCACGACCGATGATCTCATCTCGTTGCGTGATCTCGTAGTGCTCGCCACTGCGAAATCTCAGACGCTTCTCGATGGAAAGGGGTAGAAGAGTGGAATCGT